ACTCATGTAGCAAACGACACTGCTGGTGTTATGTATGATAAAAACATAAAAACAAAAAGTGCACCAGGAGGTCCAGAAGCTTTAGTAGAAGATGGAATGGAAGAAGATGTTAATATAGAAATTGATGATGAAGTTACTGAAGAATCATATGTTTCAGAAGAAGCTTTAGAAGAAATTCTTAACGAAATAATGTCTGAAGATGATGATGAAGACGAAGAAGAGCCAGTAGAGGTAGAAGAAAACATGATGGAAGGTGAAGCTTGCGAAGAAGGTGAAGTAGAAGAAAACATGATGGAAGGTGGTGATGTTGTTTTTGTTGATGATGAAGTTAAAGTTGCTGAAAACGAGACAAAACTACAAGGCAAAAAAGATACAGCGATGCAGAAAGCAGATTTAAAAAAGAAGCAAAAAATTTCTAAATTAGGAACTACTGACATATACGATTCCGCAGCTCAAGAAGTTCTTGATTTTATACCAGATGGTAAGGAGTTGGATGTTGCTAAACTTAAAACAGCGATTGATAAAAGAAAGAAAATTGCTGCTGAAAAAGGTGGTGCTGAAGGTGGTGCTGAAGGTGATGCTCAACCTCAGAACGAATCTGCAAGTCTTGTTTCTGAAGAAATTAAAAGAATGAAACAATTAGCTGGTATTAAAATACTATAATACTTAAACTATAAAACAATAAAAAAGCCTCAAACAGAGGCTTTTTTTATGTCTAATAATTTCAATTAAAAAATTTATTTTATAAAACCATTCTACCAGAAGTATTTTTTTGAGATATTTCAAATGAATTATGACAACAATTACAAGTGTATACTTTTACACTTTTAGTTTGTGGTTTTAATTGCTTTTCTGAATCTAATAATAAGTTGCTATTATTTTCTGTTACTGTCTTAACGCTTTCTAAAAAAGTTGCGCTTTCACACCCTTGTGGACATTTCATTTTTTGTACTAACATAATCTTTTTTTTAAATATTCTTATAATATAAATAGTTTAAATTATTCATTTTTATAAGTTTCTAGTATTTTTGCTATTACTGGGTTCCTTACTACATCTACTTCTTCAAATCTAAAGACGCCTATTTCTTCCATGTCAGAAAGTCTGTTTAATGCATCATATAATCCAGTTTCAGAAGTGTCTCTATACCTATCTGATTGTTCTAAATCTCCTGAGATTATAAATTTACTTTTCCAACCTATTCTTGTCAATAGTGTTTTTGTTTGTCTTTTAGTTGAGTTTTGAAATTCTTCAGCAATTAATATTGAATTATCAACGTTTATACCTCTCATATATGCTAGAGGCATAATTTGTATATGTTCAGAATCTATTAATGATTGTACTTTTTGTTTTCCTATTATTTTTTCAAAAAGATATATACTTGAATATGTATAAGGTGCCATTTTTTCTAACATATCACCTGGTAAAAAACCTAGCTTTTCATCCGCTTCAACAGCTGGTGTTGTTATTACTATCTTATAAAATTCATTATCTTGTGATGATAAAAGTTCTAATGATTTTAGTGCTGTTAAATATGATTTTCCTACTCCTGCTGGACCTGAACATATTACTATCTCTTTTTCGTCCATCAAATCATAAAATTGTTTTTGTTTTTTATTTTTTTCTTTAAAATATATATCTCCTATTATTGTTTTTAAAAATTGTTTTGTTTCATTGCCTCTTCCTTTTTTTCTTGAATTTTTTTGATTACTCATAAATTTTAAATATTTAATATAAATAGTAAGTCAAAATACGTTTAAGATAAAATTAACTTATATTTATTAAAAATAAAATACTAATAACATGGCACAGATTACAACAAGTGAATTAGAAGAAATGATAAAGAAAAACATCAGAGAAAAAGGTTTTGATGATGTTAATATAAATGAAGAAGATTTAAAAAATTTATCTGAAAGAATAAAGTCTGCAGTAAATGAAGATTTAAAAGGTCAAGATAAGAAAGAAGAAGCTGAAGAAAATGAAGAAGTTGTAAATGTTGATATATCAAAAGACGATAATGAAGAATCTAATTTAGAAAATCCTCAATCAATAACTCAATCTCAAGATGATGAAGTTTATAAAAAAGAAGGCGAATTAGATGAAAGAGAAAGGGTTTTAGCACAAAAAGAAGAAGAGTTAAAACAAAAAGAGGAAGCATTAAAACAAAAAGAAGAAGAATTAAAATATAAACCTGAAATGCCTAAAGTTCTTGAAGATATGGGTTCTGAAAAACTTTTTGTTTTTGATATGAGTAAATTAAGTGCTGGTGCTGAAAATCTTTCAAAACTTCCAATGAAATACATGGACAATCCAGAAGAAGAAACTACTATTAAAGATGTATGGTTAGAAAAGGCAAAGAAAAAATCTGAAGTATATGTTGTTAAGTTTGAAAAAGTTGGAGAAGTTGAATTTGACCCTATTGAAGGAACTTCTAATCTTATAAACATTAAAGATGTAAACGGAGATAAAGAAATAACTGATTTCCAAAATGGATTAGACCCAGATGCTACAAACGATACTCCTACAAATATGATAGATACAATAGAACCCATTAAAGATGTTAGTCAACCAATGACTAATGATATGGGTTTAGAAGTTAATTCTGGTGAGTATGAAAATATTGAATCTAAAGCTAACGTATTGAATATCCCAGAAGAAAATTTTGAAGAAATATTAAATTCAAAATTAAAAGAAATAATAAAGAGCTACATAAATGGTCAGCTTGTATTAGGCAAAAAAGAGAATGATTAATGAATCTTATAAAAATAGGTTAAAATTTCTTGCTGGTGTTATTTCTGAAGCTGAAGTAGTTCTTAGTTCAGATTCTGGCAGAAGTGATAAAGAAACTTTAGGATGGTATTCTGAAGACTACCTTCTTGTTTTGGGTTCTGATATATTAACACTATTAGATGATGCTGTAAAAGAAGAAGAAGGTTTAGTTTTAAATCTATTAAAAAGCTCTACAAAAATTGATAAAAACTCTCTTTTTATAAACATAAAAATAGATGGTTCTATAAAAGAAAAACAAATAGATGAAGAGGTGGATTTAACCTTAACAATTAAATTTTCTGAAAACTCTAATACTGTAGCTTCTGTATCTTATAGGGGTACAAACAATAAATTTAATTTAAGTTCTAAACATTCAACAAAAGACTTAGATACATTCAAATCTAATGTTGTAGATAACATCATGAACTCTATAAGATTATCTATACTAAATCCTAATTCATAATAATAATATATTATTATTTACTTTATTAATTAAAAAATTATATTTGATTTTAACAAAACAAATAAATATAAAATTATGAATAGTTGGAAAATTACTAATACATCTAATGAGCCAGTAAAAATTGCTTGCAAAACGGCTTCTATGAACTCAAAAGGAATTATACTAAAACCTAATGAGTTTTGCTTGGCAGAATGTCAACTTACAGCTTCAATAGATGCTCAAGAAAGAAGAGGTTTTATTTCTGTTGATAGAGAGTTTGATAATTCTAAATTACAATTAGAATATGTTACATCTTATACGAATAATCAACTTAAAGATTTAATCTTAGAAATGGAAGCAGCTGAAAAATCTGATTTTGAAAAAGCGGCTGAAAAAGCAGAAAAGTACATTAAAAAATCATAGTTTGTCTAAAATAAACGATACAATAAATTCAACAGGTGATTTCTCTAGATTAGAAATAATAGATGGAAGCAACACTGTCTTTAATTTTTCAAGTGGTTCAAATTATTTTGCAAATATTGATTTATCGTCTATTATGATAACAGAAAACATTATACTAGAAAAAAATAAAAATAATTTTTTAATAGTTAATAATGGAAAAGAAGTTATTACCTGGGATGAAAATCATGATTGTTGGTCTATATTAAAAATAAACTCTTTTAAAGGTAATTTTAAAGAAAATCTAAAAAATAAAGAGTTGGGATTTTCTAACACTAAAAGTTATATTCTTAGTAATAACATTTTAAATCTGATTTATTACATTATTGAAAAAGATGGAAATTACTATATAAATTTAGATAAAAAATTATACTATAAATTTTCTAAAAACTCTTGGGTTGGTCTTGATTTATTAGGAGATTTTAAATTAGAAATAGAAAAATTTGTTAATATAGATTTTTTAAAAAAAAATAATAAATCTAAATTATTATTAGAAAAAATTCCTAAACCTATTAAAGTTAAAGATTTTGCTTTAGATGCAGGATATATTTTCGCGCCTTATGTCCCAGCTCAAACCATTCAAAACAATATTATTATTGAAGATTACAATCCAAGAAAAAGATTAACTTCAAGATATGCAACAAATTTAGTAAATAGCAAATACTACACAACAGCAACAATATAAATAAAATTAAATTATGTCTAATAAAATTAAAATACTTTTTCATCCATCTGACTTAGCGGGAGTAGGACACTTTCGTTCAATATGGCCAGCTCAAGAAATTCAAAAAAACTTTAAAGATGATTTTGAGGTCAAAATTAGTGCTCATATTAATTTTGATAATTTAGATTCTCTAAAAAAATATGATATAATTCATTTTCATAGAGCTTTAGGTCCACATGAAAGAATAGATGAAATTTTTAAAGAATTAAAAGAAGCTGGAGTTACTTTAGTTATGGATTTAGATGATTACTGGACTCCTCCAACTACTCACCCTATGTATTATGCGGTTAAGGAGCAAAAGATAACAGAAAAAATTATAAAAACTATTCAAATGTCTGATTATGTTACTACTACTACAGACATTTTTGCTAAAGAAATAGCAAAATATAATAGCAATGTTATAGTTATACCTAATGCTATAGACACTAATCATAAAATGTGGAAACAAGAAGATGTTGAAAAAGGTGACAAACTTAGAGTTTCTTGGATTGGAGGTTCTTCACATTTAGAAGATTTAAAACTGTTAGGTTCTTCAATGTCTAAATTACATAAAGATTCTAGTTTAGTTGATAAATATCAAGTTGTTTTGTGTGGTTTTGATGTTAGAGGTAATATAACAGAAATAAACAAACAAACTGGTCAACAAAAAACTAGAAAAATTAAACCTCATGAAACTGTATGGAATAAGTTTGAGGAAATTTTTACTAACAAATATGAGATAGTAGATGAAGATTATAAATCTTGGTTACAAACTTATAAAAACGAAAAATATAAAGTTGACAGTAAAGATTTAAAATATGTTAGAAGATGGACTCTTCCTTTAACTCAATATGGAAAACATTATAACTATTGTGATGTTTGTTTAGCTCCTCTTACTAAAAACACTTTTAATAAAGTTAAATCTGAATTAAAAATAATTGAAGCTGGTATGACCAAAAAGGTTTTAATAGCTCAAGATTATGGAATATATAAAGAATTATTGAAAGATGGTGAAAATGGTTTTTTAATAAATGATTCTAGAAACCATAAAGACTGGTACAAAAAAATTAAGTATCTTATAAATAATCCTTCTGAAGTTGAAAGGCTATCTAATAACTTGCATGAATTTGTAAAAGATAGATATAGTTTAAAAAATGTTACAGAAGATAGGGTAGACACTTATAAAAAAATACACAAAGAAAATAAGTTAGTTACCGTTGATTAATAATTTTCTTACATATTTATTTGTAAAAATAATTTATAATGAGAAATGTTAGTTTAAACTTTGGTGCAATAAAAGATACTGTATATAGAGTTTCTGTTAAAGAAATTATTAATGAATCAAAAGATTCAAAAGAAGAAAATTCTTTAAAAAAATTCATAAAAAAAATAAAAGAAGAACCTTTATTGAAAATTCAATATATGATTTATGAGAATTTAACTAAAGGTCACTTTGAAAACGAGAGATTAGCAGAAAGGTATATAAATCAAAATATGTCTACACTAAAGAATGTTTCATTTCAAAACATTCTTGAAGTAAATAAAAAAACAAGAAGTTACATATTAGATGAAAAATATGTTCAAGGAGATTCTGAATTTGAAGATTTATACGAATCTATACACACTCTTATAGAATCAGAAACTACAATAGGATATAAAGATGTAAACAAATCTCATGAAGCTTATGAAAACATACTATCTTATTTACAAAGAGAAGTTACTGAAAAACTAAGAGAATCTGAAGAGAAAAATGATATGCCAAAATTATTTTCTTGGAACTATATAAACGAACATGCTGTTAGTAATTTTAATAAAAGATATAGTCACTTAAACGAAGAAGATAAAAAATTATTTAAAATTTTAACTTCTAGTGAAGATGTTAAAATAAACTATGCAAAAGACTTAAAGGAAAATACTTTAGAAAATATAGATTCTCTTTTAGAAGAAGAAACATATCCAGAATCATTACTTGAAGGATTTAAATCAAAACTAAATTCTATAGATTCAATAAATAAAAATAATGTAGAAGAGATAATAATTAATTGTTCTGAATTAAATTCTACTATATCTAATTTATAAATTTTTAATAATGAAAATATCTAAGAAAAGATTAAGAGAAATATTATCGGAAGAAATACAAATTTTTATAAAAGAAAATTCACACCCAGGACCAAATTATAGTCCAAAACTAGGTGTAACTCTTGTTCAGTTCATGGACGATTTATCTAACAACCAATTAACTGATGTTAAATTCGTTAAAGAAGAAGGCGATAAAATGATTTTTTCTACAACTACACCTTTAGGTAATGAAAATTTAGAAAGAGTTAGAAAAGAAGAACCTTCCCTTAAAATAGTAGACAATCCAGTAGACGATACACGTTTAATGGTTTATGCAATGGAAGAAGGTGTAATAGGTGAAGGTTTTGATAAAGATGTAGATGTTAAAAGTACTGGTGAATATTCTGACATGACAATAGCTGAACTTAAAAAGAAAGTTAAAGAGCTAAAAAAAGAAAATGATAAATATAAAGAAGATGATAAAAAAGTTCCTAAATCTAATTTAAAGAAAATGGGACAACTTCTTTTTGCTATAAGAGCTAAACAAGGTTGGAAAAAAGGAGAAGGAAGTACAGGAGTTTAATCTTTCTTTTTTTTGTGTACACTAAAATCTAAATTTCCTTTTAACAATTCAGAATTAGCTATTTTTTTACAAACATTAATAGCTTCTGCGTATATTAAATTATCCTTTTTATTATTTAAGGGATAGTTTTTGTCTTTTGTTTCACAATTTAAAGTATGTAAATTCAACTCTAAAGAAACAAAACTTCTTTTGTTATTATAGTTTATGTTTTCAGGAAAATCAAATGTATATATATTTTCTAAATAATAAGGAAACACATCATTAGATTCTAAAATACTTTTTAAATCTTTTCTGTATATATTACTTAACTGTTTTGATAATTTTCTAGAAATTTCATAATCATAATCTATATAAGAATGCTTATCATTATAATCACACTTTTCTTTAATATCTATCCAAAAACTCATTATTATATATATTGTTTCTGGTTTGTCTTTATCAAAAGAAGCGCCTATTTTACAATTCACACAATTGTTACCTAATTCTTCTCCTTTAATTTTTATTTCTTTTCCTGTTCTTTTATTAGATTCTTTATCTAAAATCAATTCATCTTTATTTAACATTTTGTTGCAATATTAAACTTTCATTTGTTCTTGACAATAATATATATTTTTTTTAATTAAAACAAGTTTTTTAATTAAAAATTAATATAAGAATTTTTTTAAACTATTTATAGGTGTTAAATATCCTATAAATTAATAGAAATGAGTAATTCAGACAAGTATGTAATATCAGAGTTTTATGCTTTTGAGGCAGACTCTAACTTGATTAAAGAAGCTGAAGAAAAAAATAAACCTATCATCATGAAAGGTATTCTTCAAAAAGCGAATACTGAAAATAGAAATGGTAGAGTTTATCCATTAGAAATCTTAAAAAGAGAAGCTAAAAAATATGAAGAAGCAGTAAGAGAGAGAAGGGCTACTGGCGAATTAGACCATCCTGATAGTGCTGTAGTTAGTCTTTCTAACGTTTCTCACATGGTTACAGAAATGTGGTGGGAAGGAGATACTCTTATGGGGACTGTTCAGTTATTAGAAACTCCTTCTGGGAATATTTTAAAAGGACTTCTTAAAAGTGGTGTTATGTTAGGAATATCTTCTAGAGGAGTAGGTTCTGTAAAAAACAAAAACGGTCTGGATGAAGTTCAAGAAGATTTCGAATTAATAGCTTTTGATTTTGTTTCTTCTCCATCAACTCCAGGAGCTTATTTATTTAAAGAATCTAAATCTTGGGGATTAACAAAATTAGACAACAGTACTTCAAAAATATTAAAAGTTAAAGATTTAGAAAATTCATTTGATGATTTAAGTGAATTATCTAATAAAAAGTTTTGGAAATTGTAGCATTAATAATCAATTAAAATTAGAATTTAATTTTTTATTAACTATTTATTGGAAACATTTCATTTAAAGAAAATTAATAACATGTCTAAAAATACAAAAAGTTCTCTTGAAAAAGCTTTATTAGAAGCTAAAGAGATAGAAAAAGCGGCTTTACAAGAAGCGAGTAAAATTGCGGAAGAAAAGGTATTATCTAAAATAGAAGAAACCGTAATGGAAACTATAAAAGAAATTGAAAAAGAATCTTTAAGTGAATCAGTATCTATTGACGTAGGAGATGCAGACGTTTCTATTAGCGTTAAGGATGGAGTTGCGTCTATAGATGTTGATGCTGATGAAGAAGATTTAACCATAACTCAAAAAGAAGAAGACGAAGAAGTTGAAGATGTAGAGGATATGGAAGACGAAGAAAAAGAGGACAAAGAAGACAAAGAAGACGAAGAGGAAGATGACGAAGAGCTTTTTGAAGTATCAGGATTGTTTGAAGAAGAAGAAGCTCCTGCTGAAGAAGAGGCTCCTGCAGAAGAAGCTCCTGCTGAAGAAGAGGCTCCTGCAGAAGAAGAAGCTCCTGCAGAAGAAGAAGCTCCTGCAGAAGAAGAAGGTGGTTCAACTGCTACAGTAGAAGTTCCTACTGCGTCTGCAATAGAAGATTTATCTTCAAAATTAGACACTATACTTTCAAAGTTAGAGCAGCCAGAAGAAGACGCTGCTGAAGCTAACGCTGCTAAAGAAGCTCCTGCAAAAGAAGGAGAAGACGAAGAAGCTGTTAGTCCTGAAGGTGAAATTGAAATTGTTGATGATGAAACTGAAGAAATGGTTTCTGAACTTATGGATGAAATTGAAATTGTTGATGAAGAAGAAACAATGGAAGAAGTAATGGGAGTAGGTAGTGGTGTACAAAGAGCTTTTGGAAATGGTAATCATAGAGAAAAAGACGGACATCATGCACCTGTAGCTCCTGTACATGGAGAAAGAATGAATGAAAATAAAGCTCATGAAGAGGCAAAATTAGCCGAGTTAGAAAAGGAAAACGAAAGTTTAAGAGAATCCCTTAAGGAGTACAAAGAATCGTTTAAAGTACTTCGTAAACAAATTAATGAGGTTCAAGTTTTTAATGCAAAGTTAGCTTATGTTAACAAGTTGTTTTCAAAGGGAGGTTTAACAAACGATGAAAAAGTTCAAATCGCTGAGAATTTTGACAAAACGAACACAGTTGAAGAAGCTAAAGTTCTTTATAACAAAATTGTTGGTGAAAATAAAACTATTTCTGAGAGTAAAACTGAACAACTAAAAAGCAAATTAAAATCTAATAACCCTGCTGTTATAAGCTCTACAAAATCTGAAGCTTTATATGAAAGCAAAGAGATTTCTAGAATGAAACAACTAGCAGGAATTAAAACCTTAAACGATTAAAATTAAACTAAACTAAACTTTTAAAATTTAAAAAAATGAGTGAATTATTAAACAGTGGTAATGTTGGTTTAACGAACTTAAGAACTCTTTCAGAGCAAAGAAAAGAGATTGTCTCTAACTGGGACAGGTCTGGTCTTTTGGAAGGTCTTGGAGGTTCTAAAAAATCTAACGTTGCTCAATTATTAGAAAACCAAGCGTCTCACATGCTTAATGAGGTGACTCTTGATTCGTCTGCAGGTCGTTTTGACACTGTAGCGTTCCCAATGGTAAGAAGAATCTTCTCAAGATTACTTGCTAACGAAATCGTATCTGTACAGCCTTTAGCGCTTCCTTCAGGACTTTTGTTCTATATGGATGCTAGAGTGTCTACAGACAAAGTAGCTCCTGCTAACACTGCTAACGGTCAAGCTGGTCCTACTTTCTCTAACGACTCTGCTTACGAGAGATTTTATGACAACAGAGGTCAAACTGCATCTTTTGGTACTGGTACAACTGCTTCTGGTACTTCAATATCTTATACGTCTGGTTCTACTGAATTAGTTGGAGGTCTTATTACTGACACTTTTACTTTAGGTGCTGACTTTGATATCAACGTACAACAATCTAGCTCTACGCTTAGATTTGTTCCTACTGGTGATGTTGTTTATAACAACTCAACTGTAACTGCTGCTGGTGGAAGCATTAAGTACTATTCTCAACTTCAAACTTGGGGGTCTGACCAATTTGCTAACCAACAAGCAAGAGTTGTTCTTGACGTAAGACCTGCTGGTGTTTATGGTTCTGACTTTGATGAGTCATTACTTGCTGACTTCGAAGTATTCCCAGTATACGAAGTATTCAACGACTTAGAAGCTAAGTCAGAGATGAGCGAGCTTACAATCAGATTCTCTTCTGTAACAGTAAACACTATTACAAGAAAAATGAGAGCTCACTGGACTCCTGAACTTGCTCAAGACCTTGAAGCTTACCACAGCATTGATGCTGAAGCTGAGCTTACTGCTCTTCTTTCAGAAGAAGTTGCTGCTGAGATTGACAGGGAAATCATTAGAGACCTTATCAATGGAGCTATGTTCGAAGCTAGATGGGATTACGCTGGATTGAGAAATAACGCTAACTTCTTCGGAACTCAAAAAGACTGGAACCAAACTCTTATCACTAGAGTAAATGAGATTTCAGCTCAAATCCACAAAGCTACTCTTAGAGGTGGTGCTAACTGGATTATTTGTTCTGCTGAAGCAGGTGCTATTTTCGATGATTTAGAATACTTCCACGTAGATGGTTCTGCTCAAGCTGAGGCTGAGAAGTATAACTTAGGTATCGAGAAAATCGGTAACTTAGGAAACAGATACGTAGTATACAAAGACCCTTATATGCCTGCAAACATCGTGCTTTGTGGACACAAAGGTGATACTTTCTTAGAAGCTGGTTATGTTTATGCACCGTACATTCCGTTGCAATTAACACAAACTATCTATGACCCTAACGATTTCACTCCTAGAAAAGGAATCATGACTCGTTACGCTAAGAAGATGGTTAACAACAGATTCTATGGAGTTATCTGTATCGATAATATCAACACTTACCAACAAGTATATAGCTAATCAATTTAGCTAGAAGCTAGGACGTAAGTCTATCGAAATAAAAAAGAGGTCAGCATTTGTTGACCTCTTTTTTTGTTTATAATAATTAGATTTTATTTCTTTTCAAATCCACACTCTTTAAGAAAACTTTGACCAACAGGAGAGCCAAGCCATTGAATAGTTGAAATCATAATTTTCTTTTCTCTTTCTGAAAGATATTCTAAAGGATTTCCTTTATTGTCGATTTGTAGAGAAATTCTTTCCATAGTATCATTATTATAAGAACAGTGTTTAATAAATTTATCATGAATTTCCTTTTCTAAAGGATTGCTTTCGTGTCTATATATTTTATTTCCTTTCATAATTAAAAAGGGTATTTTTTATCTAAAACAAGTTTAACTGAATCATTTTCTACTCTAACATTTATTTCAAAAGCTCTTTTTGTAGCAAATTCACTATTCAAATAATGCATAATATAGTTTGATTCATCTATTTTTTCAAGATTTTTCAATTTTGAATTAGACATATTAGTAAAAGAGTCTTCATAGTATTTCTTCAACTCTTCTTTTCCGTATTTTTTTATACTTTCAGAAGCGGTAAAGTTTACCATTTCTTCATAATTTCCTAATTTTCTTAAAGATTTAAAGAAGCTTAAAAAATCTGTACCATAAATTATGGCAGGATTTGAAAATTGTGAATTTGATTCAACTTTTTCAGTTTTTGTTTCAATTTTTATTTCTGATTTTAAATTTTCTTTCTTTACTTCTTCACTGCAAGAAAATAAAAATAAACTAGACGATAATAAAAGGATTAAATTTTTCATTTTTTTTTAATTTTATTGTTAATGTATTATATAAACGATTTTTATTGAAAAATATTACACTTGATTGCAATTTTGCATTTTATCTCTAATTCTAGCCGCTTCTTCATAATCTTCTTCAGCTATTGCTCTATGTAATTTTTCTTCGTCTGTTAAAATTTCTTCTTTATTTAGAAAACTCTTTATTATATTAACAAATTTTTCAGAATTTGAATGTTCTTTAGTTATATGACCTCTAAAATCAAAAACGTTTAAACTATCTGTTATATCTAACAATATGTATCCAAATTCTTCATCAGTAATTTTATTTATTTCTGTAGATATTGTATCAGTATCTTTTTCTGATATAAAATAAATGGTATTTCCATATTGAACATGTTCTGTTCCTAATTTTTGTATGAATTTTTCATTTAAATCATCTAAATCTTCAATTAAACTTGCTACTCCTTTACCTACAACAGTAATAGAATATAATCTTTTGTCTAAAATTTCATCTTCCATATTATAATTTTTATTATTTGTTATTAATAAACTAAACGAATAAACTAAAATTAAATTACAATTAAATTAATTTATTTTTGTACTCGGAGAGGGAATCGAACCCTCACGACCACAATGGTCACAAGATTTTAAGTCTTGCGTGTCTACCTATTCCACCACCCGAGCTTAATCTATATCAAATTTATATATAATTTTCCTCCCAGAAAAATTTTTTATAAAATTAGGAGCTTTTGTATCTCCAATTGTATCATCATTAATTTCAGATATATGTAATTCTTCACATAAATGAATTGTAGATTCGTATATTCTTTTTCCCCCTATAATCCAATCAGGATTTTTTTCTAGAGCTTGTTCAAGCGTATTATATCCTTTTCCAACAACTATCATCTCTCTTCCTTTTAGTTTTGGTAAAGATTCGTATGTTACTCTTCCTACAAGCAATTTACATCCCATTGTTAAGTTTTTAAAATGCTTTAAATCTTCTTTACATTTCCAAGGAAGCTTATCATCCTTTCCAATGTATCCTTTTTTATTTATAGCAATAATTGCTTTCATTTTTTTTGTTTTTGTACAGATGGAGAGACTCGAACTCTCACGCCTTTCGGCACATGGGCCTAAACCATGCATGTCTACCAATTCCACCACATCTGCATTAATTATATGCTTTTACATATAGGGACCTTTTGAAACCCGCATTCCTTCGTTTTGCTATATGCTTTTACATATAAAAAGTGCAACATATTGCACATTTAATCGGATTTTTTCCGATTATATATAAAAATTCTTACAAAAGTGCATTAAAATACACTTTTCAAGTTGCCCCAGGAGGGGTCGAACCTCCTTTTCTAGAGCCAAAATCTAGCGTCCTAGCCAACACGTAGACGACAGGGCAATTTACCTTCTAGTAGCCCGTAGGGGAATCGAACCCCTGTTTCTAGGATGAAAACCTAGCGTCCTAACCCCTAGACGAACGGGCCATAAAACAAAAAACCTCAACAATTTTACTTGCTGAGGTTTTTCACATTTTGAAAATAACAATATTCAACAAGCATCAAAGAGTTTCCTCTTGAAGTAACAACTGTTCAAGCTGTAATTTTGATGAATATGTGTTTGTTATTTTCATAAACCAATTAAATATAATGTAAATATAATTATTTTTTTAAAATTTCAAATATATAACGATAAAATTTTTAAAAAGTTACAAATTATTTTAAATCGAAACTATTAGGGTCAAATTTTATTTTCATTTTTTCACAAAAATCTATAACAAATTCTCTACTTTCTTTTGAGGCAGGATAATTAGAGTGTGCTTTTAATTGATTAAACACCAAATCTCCATTAACCACATTAAATCCTAAAGTTAATCTTTCCCAAGATTTTTTATTAAAAAACTTAAATCCAACATATTCACCGTTTGAAATTATATATCTATAAGTAGCAATACAATGATTCATATACTGACCTTCCCAGTCTAATTCTTTTATATTTTTTATAATTTCAACTTCGTATTTTTTTTCATTACAAGAGTAATGTTTAAATAAATCAACTTTTTCTTTATATTTTTTTTCTAAGTGATAATCGGAATCTGCTTTAAATTTTTTTACTGTTTCATAATGAAATCCTAATAAATCTTCTTTGTTTATATTAAATAAAACATTAGTGTCTTTAGACATAATTTCTAATGTTCTATAAGTATCAATATAATACTCAACTAAAGTTTCGTGGTTTAATTTTTTTTCAAAAATATTTTCAATATGATTATTTGGCAACACTTCTCCATCTCCAAAATTATTGTTTAAATAATTAAAAAATGAATCAACTTCTTCTTTAGAAGATTTTTCTTCTAGAAAATTTTTATCAATCATAATAAAATTTCAACTTTTTTATTTTCTGAACCAAATCTATTTTTTAAAATTTTCAACTCTGTATTTGTTAAATTACTTTTATTAACACCAAAACATAAATCAGATTCCATAAAATAAGCATCAGAAAACCCAGAAGCCATAAATATATTTGTATTATTAGAATTAGAATTTAAAACATCATCAATTAAGTGTCTTTTATTTGAGTTTTTATTTAAATAAAAAGATACATTATATTTATTTATTAAAAATCTTAAATTCATTAACAAAAATCTTATAGATTCTTGATTTGTTAGTTGTTTGCGTTGTGTTTTTTTTATTTTTGTCTCTAACAACAAACTTCTAGGCGTGTAATATGAATTATTTTCATTAGACCTAATAAATTGCATATCATAATCTAAAAAAACAGCTCTAGGTTTATATTTTTGAATTAATTTTTCAATATAACATTCATTTAAAGAATTAAAATTTTTCTCATATATAATTTTCCCTTGATTATCTTTATTTAAATATTGATATTGTTCCATTTTTCTTTGTATTCTTTTGTAGAATGAAAAACGATTATACTCACCAATACATAAACAATCAAAACCTTTTTCTATATAATCAATCATAATTTTTTCAAACACAGCTGATTTACCAGAGCCAGCAAAACCTACAGTTGTGCTTAAAAAATTCTCATCATATGTTAAATTGAATTCATTCAATACATCCATAAGTTCAAAATTAATCAAATAGATTCTTTTTTCCAACTATTTATAATTAAAACTTAATAATCATGAATATAAGTGCTAATTATCGCGTTATCCCATTGTCTGGTACAGTGACTGAAGGCGTACTTGGAGATGGAGTTACAGCAAGTAGTGTTCACACAGTATATTGTATAGCTCCAGGTAGTGTTACAATAGAAGCTAAAGGTGGAGGTTCTTTTACTTTTACTGCTGCTGCTGCAAACGAATATGTTAATGTAGTTGTAAAACAACTTACTGTTAATAGCGGTACTTTCATAGGTTTTAAATCTAAAGATGATAGCTATCAATGGGGACCACAATTTGGACCTCCAAACTAAAATAATTTAAAAAATGGGTCAAGGTTTTGGTTACTGTGAAATAATTTCTGAAGATTGTCTTAGTGGAATGACTGAGCAACAAATCTCTAGAATATACAGGAGAATTAGAAGAAAATTAGGCGAACCTGTTATGGGTGTTGAGCTAGAAGACGAACAATTAGAAGAGTCTTTATGCGAAGCTATTGAAGAATATTCTTCTTATATTCACCAGTGGGCACTAGAGAATAGATTGTCTCAAATGCTTGGTCTTCCTAATGAAATTGATTTTACATTAAAATTTGTATCTCAAAATTTTGGATTTGAAAGAACTTTTTCAACTGCATACGCAGAACAAGTTAATGGTCTTGGAGGGGTAAATAGTAATAGAGAGCTAAAATTAGCGTCAATAACTTTAACTGCTGGTACTCAAGATTATATTATACCTGCAGGACAAGAGTTGAATGAGGTTCTTTGGTTTACTCCAAACTTTATAAACCTTTTTGGTTTAGACCCTTTTGCCAATTCTAATATAGCATTTTCTGAATTTGGTGCTTCATTTGCAGGTCACACTCTTTATCATGTTATGCCAGTATATGATACAATTCTAACTGCACAAGCAGCTGAACTTAGAAATAAAGTAAGGGGGTCTGAATATTCTTATAGAGTTAGAGGTGGAGCAAATGGAACTAAAGTAATATCTTTATATCCTATTCCAAGAATAAATACAACTGCAGGATTAGGGGCTTCAAATATGGGTATTGGAGGTGGAGCAGGAACTCCAGGTACTTTATTTTACTATTATTATGACAAATTAGGTATTGGAGGAAATGATGCATTAAGTGGTAACACTGCAAACCCAGGATATACAGGAAGCACAAATTCTATAGATGGATTGCCAAATCAAGGAAATGGTTTAGTATCAGGACCTTCAGATGCTAAGCTTTACAATATCAGATATAACGAATTAAATGACCCAGCAAAAACTTGGGTTAAAAAATATGCTCAAGCAAATGCGAAAGAACTTCTAGGATTAGGTGTTAGAGGTAAGTTTTCAGGTGAATTACCTATACCAGACGCTTCTCTTACTTTAAATTCGGGCGATTTAATAACGAATGGAAGAGAAGATATGAGGTTATTAAAAGAAGAATTAAGAGACCTTTTAGATAGATTGAATTACAAAGCTTTACTTGAGAACAATGCTCTTATGCAAGAATATGTTAACAAAACTCTTAGTTTTGGACCTTTACCTATTTATATAGGATAATATATAATTTATGGCAAGAAATTCCGAAAATAATAATAGGGATAGACTTCTTAATAGAAATATGCCCAAACCAGAAGAAGCTAAAAATTTAGATTCTTCTCAAAAAGGTATTAAATTATTTTTCGGAGAAAAAGAAAGAAGGTTTTTTGAAAGTTCAGGAAGAGAAATAAGTGAAGAAATACTTCAAGAATCATTTATACTTTATAGAATTGATTATCAAAAAACTCAAACTCACGAACTATACGGAGAATCTAAAAATAAACTTTATTTACCACCAGTAGAAGTTTTCGGAAGAATAAATGTAGAAGCAATGGGGCCAGAGTATATGTCTCCAGGCGGATTAATAAGAAAAGGTTACGGAAATATAACGGCGAGCATATATGTTTCACATTTAGATGAGTTAAACGCCGAGATAAGAATGGGGGATTTTGTTTACCACAAAGGTAATTACTATGAAATAACAGATGATGGAAGTTCTAATGTAGATAACCAACATTCTTGGGGTGGTGATAAGTTGTTCTCAATTACTATTAAGGGTGTTGAGGTTAACACTGATGTTTTTAGCGCAAGATAAAAACAATTACTATACTTACTATATAGATATTAATCCGCCGTATGTTAGTAAAATTAGTTGCACAGTTTAAAAAAATATAATCATTTATTTAAAGATTACTAATATTAAATCCAACATTTTTCATAATAGAAGCATTTTTATGGCTGTAGTAATATTTGCCTTTTACCAAATTTCCAAAATCTAAAAGTTCATTAAACTCTTTTCTTGTACACTCTAATATGGGTATACTTTTCTTTTGTATTGAAAAAATGCCTAAATCTACCATTTTTAAAAGTTGATTGTACCCAGTCATTTTAGTTTTTAAAAACATATCACCAATAGTTCTGCAACAAATAAAAGTATCAAAATTTATCCTTTCACTCTCAATTGACCTATTTAAAGATAATTTTAGATTTTCATCTTTTATCTTTTTTACTTGGTCTTTTTTCCGCATAATCGAGTTGGACTTACTTTTGATAGTATATTTTTGCTTATTGATGTTATTAATTAAAATTTTTGAATATAATCTCGTTTTTATAGTTTGTACACTATCTGATTTATGAAATAATACAGAACCACATCTACTATTTTGCTTTATACCATATAGTTTAGATATTTTTCTAATAGAAGAAAATGTTATATTTTCTTTTCCCCTCTTATTTTTAACAACTTTTATAACACCCATTTTTTTCATTATTGATAAGTGTTTTTTTATAGAGTTAGGAGAAACATCTATTAGTCTTGCAGCTTTTCTTAAAGAAAAGTCATATATCGTAGAATTGGAATAAAGATATTTTAATTTTATAAAATAAGAGAATGTTAAAATTTGGTCACATTCTATCAATTTATTTATAAAACTATGTGTAATTCTTACTTTATTCAAAAAATTAGATTTTTGCGAATATAATGTTATAAAAAATAAAAAACAATACCTTATTGTAAAATTAATTTCTATTTATAAAAAAGAGATAAATAATGTCTGTTCAAAGAAACATCAATAAAAGACTAAACGAAAACTATAAAAACACAAATTACTTACCTCAAAAATTATTATTAGAAGATATTGATAGAGGTATGAGAGATTTTATTGTAGATATAGGAATAACAGTAGAAAACGCAGATAAAAAAGCTGCAGAAGTACCAGTTATTTTTTTAACTCAAGAAAGATGGGCTGAATTTAAAATGAACTGGAAGTTTTTAAAGGATGAAAGTGGAGAAGAAATAACAATGCCTTTTATGACTCTAAGAAGAACAGGAGTTAGAAAAGGAAGTTCACCGCTAAAAAGAACAATACCAAAAAAATTAAAATTTCAATATGTTAAAATTCCTTCATTTGATGGGGTTTTAGGTGGGTATGAAATGTATAAAATACCTCAACCTACTTGGGTTGATGTTGAATATGAATTAAGATTTGTCACACATTATATGCAAGATGTAAACATTTCTTATGAAAAAATGTTAGAAGAAACTTATTCTGACGGTCAAGGATATATGAAAATAAATGGATATGATATTCCATCAATACTAGGAGACCCGTCTGAAGATAACACTGTAGACACTATAGATGCAGATAGATATTTTCAACTAGTATACCCTATAACTGTACATTCAAGAATAGTAGACCCGAATAAATTCGAGAGAGTTCAAACTGTTACAAAAATTTCTATAGAAATTCAAGAAGATGAATGTTAGTTTTATGTTTTTTTATCCTATTTATTGTAAAACATTATAAAATTTAAAATAATAAGCAGATGGCAACTATATTCGTATCACCGGGAGTTTACACTAGAGAACAAGATTTTTCAGTATTTGCTTCAAGAGTTGGATTAACAAAATTAGGGCTAGTAGGACTAACAGAAAAAGGACCTGCATTTGAACCTACCAACGTAAGAAGTACAGATGAATATCTTTTTAGATTTGGTAACACAAGCTCCTCATTAGCACTTCCATATGTAGCTAATTCTTTTTTAACTCAATCTAGTGAGTTATCAGTAACTAGAGTATTAGGAAAGGAAGGGTTTACAAATTCAAAAGCATGGTTAATAACAGCAGAAAGTGCTAATTCCGATTATAACGGAGCAACTATCGCTGTATTAAGAAGTAAATCTTCAGATAATGGAACAACTTTTTTACAATCAAATGAAACTGATTTAGAAATTGGAAACGTTACTGCAGGAGCTCCTTTATCTGACTTTACTCTTAGCGCTTCAACTGGGCCTTTTAGTGCTTATACTTTAAGTATGAACTTAGATGAAAGCACAAGCGGTTATATATTAAATGTTTTAGGTCAAAATCCTAAAAAATTAGCAGGAGACTATGGAGTTTATGTAGAAGCTATTTATTCTCACTTTGTAAGAGAGGCAGCAGACAGAGGCGATATAAGCGGTATAACTGCAAATTTAGTTTATACAGCTGCAGAAACTGCTTATACTGATTATACTTCTCCTTATACAAATCCATTTACTCCAAAAGTTGTGTCAAATGTAGTTGGAGGCGAAGTTAGAGATTTGTTTACTTTCCAATCTATTTCAGATGGTAATGCAGCAAACAGAGAAATTAAAATATCTATAAGTAATATTGATGTAGTAACAAAAACATTTGATGTTGTTATTAGAGATTTTAATGACACCGATGCTAGTGCTTTCCAAACTGCTTTAGAAAGATTTAGGGGAGTAACAATGAATCCAAATGATAGAAACTATATAGCTAGAGTTATAGGTACTACAGATGAAGAATATCCTAGAAATTCATTATTTGTAACTCTTGATATGGAAGAAGGACATCCAACAAATGTTGTTCCTGCAGGTTTTAGAGGATACAAACAAAGACAAGTTGGAATGAGTGGAGAAACAGCTGCTCCTATGTATTATAAAACTTCTTATCTTTCTGGAGATTCTGTAAATAGAACTTTCTTAGGAATTTCAGAATTAGCTTATACTGGATTTACTTCAGACCAAGTAAGCTTTAGTAAAGTTATAAGTACAGTAGAAAAAGATTTCTTTAAATATATACCTTCTGAAGATAATGTAACAGTTAAAGGTTTCCACTTAGAAAGTACAGCACCAGCTGCAGGATTTACTACAGGAGATAAAGTTTCAATAACTGGCTACACAAAAGCACAACTTAAGTTTACTCTTGCTCCTTCAAAAGGTTTTGATGGATGGAATCAATACAAAGACCCTACTTTTACTTCAAACATTGCAGACTTATCAAATAGAAATGCATTTAAAGAAGCTATAGATAAAGTACAAAATCCAGAAGAAGTAGATATTAACTTATTTGCAACTCCAGGAATAGATTTTTCAACCAACGAAGAAGTTGTAAAGTATGCTTTAGAAAAAATAGAAGATAGAGCAGACACTCTTTATATAATGGATTCTCCTAGGCTTAGTGATGAGATTTCAAAAGGAACTCCAGAACAAGTTGTTCTTGCTATGCAAGATACAGGTATTGACTCTAACTATGCAGCAACTTACTGGCCTTGGGTACAAATAGAAGACCAAACAACAGGTAAGTTTGTTTATATATCTCCTACTGCTGAAGTTGTTAAAGCTATAGGATTAACTGACAACATTGCATTCCCTTGGTTTGCACCAGCTGGTATCAATAGAGGTACTATGGGAGACTCAGTTAGAAGGGCAGATGTTAAGTTAAGCCAAACTGATAGAGATACATTGTATGATGGAAGAATAAATCCAATTGCAACTTTTGTACAACAAGGAGTTGTAATTTATGGACAAAAAACTCTTCAAATCAGACAATCTGCTTTAGATAGAATTAATGTAAGAAGATTACTACTTCAAATAAGAAGAGTGGTAGCTGCAACTTCTCAGACTTTATTGTTTGAGCAAAATGACCAAACATTAAGAGACCAATTCTTATCAAAAGTAGAACCTTTATTATTACAAATTCAAAACCAAAGAGGTTTAACTGGATTTAGAGTTATAATGGATGAGTCTAACAATCCACCTGAAGTTGTTGATAGAAACACATTAGTTGGTAAGATTCAATTGAAACCTACAAGAACTGCAGAATTTATTGATTTAACATTCCAAGTTCTTCCTACTGGTGCTAGGTTTGAAGACTTCTAACAATTAGAAATATATTTTATAAAGGAGGGTTTTTCCCTCCTTTTTTTTTAAAAAATAAAAAATTTTATAAATATAGTCCAATAATTTTTTTTACTTAATATTTATAAATGATTAAAGAAACAATTAAATTATTATAAAATGGCTGTAATGTTTAGACCAGTTCCTGTAGAACAGGAACCAAAAAGAAAAAATAGATTTGTACTAGAGTTTCCATCAGAATTAGGGATTGAATCTTTTAACGTACAAACTTCAGGAAAACCTACGATAGAAATCGGAAGTACAGAAATTCCATATATGAACACTAGTACATTCGTTGCTGGTAGATATAAATGGCAAGCAATTGACATTGAATTTATTGATGTTATTGGACCTTCTACCACTCAAAAAGTAATGGAATGGGTTAGACTTCATGCTGAATCAGCTACTGGTAGAATGGGGTATGCAGTAGGTTACAAAAAGAATCTAGTATTAAAAGCATTAGACCCTGTAGGAGTTGAAGTTGAAAAATGGACAATGATTGGTTGCTTTATAACCAACGCATCTTTTGACGATTATGATTACAGTGCTGATGATATTTCAAAAGTTAAGATTAACGTACAGCCTGACAGATGTCTTCTTAACGCCTAATTAAACTTCTAATATTAATATAAAAAAAGGAGACTGTTTTAGTAACAGTCTCCTTTTTTGTTACTATTTATTTTAGAAGAATTTATCTTTTAATTATGGCTTATTTGAGGATTTATAGAGATTTTTATTGTATTCAGTCCATACCAGGCGTAACAGGAGACACTTATACGCTGATAAATGTGGAAAGTTTATCTTCTCAAGTAAAAGTTTTAGGAAATAATTCAGTAATTGAAAGTCCAATTGTTCAAAATGAATCAACAGGCAAATATTATGTTGATTTAAATCCAAATTATTATAATATAGATGATACTTATGAAATAAATTGGATAGTAAAATATACAAGTCAAAGTCCTCAAAAGATTTTGATTACAAGATTTAAATTTAAACCTGTTGTGGTTGGTCAAAATGTAGATATAAGATTAAACACAGAAGAAATAAGGTTAGAAATAGTTAATAGTTAGAATATGGCAAGAGGAGAAAAACCATTTATAATAAAAAGAAATGACACAGCCCCAGCTTTAATAGCAACTATATATGACAAGGGTTGTTTAGGAGGTTGGAATAGATTAAACTTAAGTGCAGTTACTAGAGTGGACTTTTCTATGGTTGATGATTGTGGCGCTTTGATAGTTTCTTCTCAATCAGCTCAAACAATATCTGCTTCTAGTGGAATAATACAATATAATTGGAGAGAGGGTGATACTGCTATAGCTGGTAATTACACAGGAGAATTTGAATTGTTTTTTGGAGATGGAACAAAAATGTCTCTTCCTAGAGAAGGGGGTATAAGTATAAGAATTGCAGAAGATATTAATAATATATAAAGACTAGAAAGTGGCAGGACAATATTTTTATAAAGTAGGTTCAGACGGTAATTTTTTACCCTTAAGCGGTGGCACTGTAAGTGGCAATACTTATATTGATGCAACCTTGTCTGCAAACACTTTAAATTTGGTAAATATACCAGTAAATGATGATTCTTTAAATCAAGTTTTAGTTAGAGATAGTGTTACAGGAGATGTAAAATATAGAGATGTAAGTAGTATAGTAGGAAGTTTAGATTTAGGAAAAATATTATTTGTTGCAGAAACTGGTGATGACTCAAC